GTCGACGTAAGGGGGTCGCATGAGTGGGGATCTGACGCTCGATCGCATCCGGGCGATCGGCGGGATTGTCACCGCGAAAACGGAACGCCGCGACATCACCTGGACCGGCACCGATCCGGCGACGGGCGAGCGCACCGAGTTCACGCACACCGTCGAAGTCCGCCGCATGGCCTTCGGCTGGATCGATCGCGTCACGCGCGAGGTGCGCTCGACGGCGACCAACGGCCACGACGAGGCACGCAGCATCGGCGCCATGATGATCGCCGGCGGGATCCTCTTCGGCGGCGAATCATTGGCCTACGAGGACGCGCTGCAACTCGCGCCGTCGCTGGCGAACGAATTGCTGATCGCCTTCTACGACGTCAACGGCATGAAAGCGCCGGCCGAGGAGTCCGACCCAAAAAACTGAGCGGCGCCGACGCGTTCTGGTGCGAACTGGTCATGCACGGAATCGGCGGCGCCACGATCGAAGAAGCGCAGGAGCGGGTGACGTATGCAGAGGCGCGGACGTGGGCGCGGTACATGGCAGAGCACGGCTCGCTCGACGTCGGCCGGCGGCTCGACCGGCGGCTCGAGTGCGGTTTCGCGGCACTCGCGGCGCTCATCGTCAATCGCAGCGGCGGCGACAAGGGACGCCCAGTGACGGCGCGCGAATTCATGGACGTCAAGCCGGCCGAGGAAGAACTGACGCCTGAAACCTTCATGCGGATCGCGAGGACGGGACACTGATGGCGAGCTCTCGCAGCCTAGGCACGCTGACCCTCGACCTGATCCTCAAGCTCGGCGGGTTCAAGGCCGGCGCCGATGCGGCGGCGCGCGAGTCGGCCAAGCTCAGCAAGCGCATGCAGGCCGACGCCGCGGCGATCAGTAGCGCCTTCAAAAAGATCGGCGCCACGCTCGGCATCGGCATCAGCCTGACGGCGCTGACGACGGGCCTCGTCAATGCGGCGGAAGCCGCGATTGAGTACGGCGACGAGATCAATAAGGCCTCGATCAAGTCGGGGATCGCCGTCGAGTCCTTCTCCGAGCTCGCCTACGCGGCAAAACAGAACGACATCGAGCTCGACTCGCTGTCGACTGCCCTGAAAAAGATGCAGGTCACGCTCTCCGAGGCGGCGAGCGGCTCGAAGTCGGCGACGCAGGCCCTATCCGCGCTCGGCCTGACCGCGGCGCAGTTGCGGGCACTCTCGCCGGATGAACAATTCGAGACGCTGGCCGATCGCATCCGGGCGCTCAAGGATCCGGCCGACCGGGCGCGGGCCGCGGTGGAACTGTTCGGCAAGGCGGGTGCCGACCTCTTGCCGATGTTCGAGGAAGGGGCGGAGGGCATCCGCCAGTTGCGCGAGGAGGCGCAGCAACTCGGCGCCACGCTAACCGGCGAGCAGGCACAGGCGCTCGCGGAAGCCGACGACGCGATTAAGCGCATGGAGCAAGCCTGGGCGGGCGTGGCTCGGACATTAACCGCGCAGGTTGCCCCGGCGCTCACCACCGTCTTTGACAAGACGACGAAAATTCTTTCGCAAAAGGGCGCCGTGCTCGAGCTCGCGGAGGCGTGGGCCAAGATCGCCGCCGGCCCGCCGCAGACCTTGCCGATGCGGCTCGGTCGCGCCTTGTTCGGCGAGGAGGCCGCTGCGGCGCCCGTGACCTCGACCGGCACCGGACTGCCGCCGGGAGGGCGCAATCGCACGCCGTTCGTGCCGGGATTCGAGGAAGCGGCAACCGCCGCAGCGAAGGCGAGCAAGGCCAGCAACGATTACATGCGCGGCCTTGAGGAAATCGCGATTTCCGTATCGCGGATCACCGTCTCGGCCACGGAAGAACTCTACCGGGAGATGGACGCAGCCACGCAGACGGCGACGGATAAGGCGCTGGCTGAATGGACGGAGTTCGATTCGCAGATCAATGAACTGCTGCGCACTGGCCGCATCAGTCAGGATCAGGCCAACGAGCGCATCGCGGAGAACGCCAAGCAATACCTCGAGGAGGTGCAGATCACGGCGCAGAAGATCCTGCCGCCGGAGGTGCGCGCCGAGCTCGACGTGTTCTGGGAAGAAGCAGCACGGAACACGCAGAACATCATCGCGGATACGCTCATCAGCGGGTTCGACGATGGCGTGGACGGCATGCTGCGCAGCTTCGCGCAGATGCTCGCGCAGATGGCCGCGCAGGCGATTGCCGCGGACATCGCCGGGGCGATCTTCGGATCGGGCAAGAGTGGCGGCAGTGGGACAGGATGGTTCGACATCGCGAAATCGTGGTTCTCCGGATTCTTCGAGTCCGGCGGCTTCATCGCGCCGGGGCAATTCGGCGTCGTGGGTGAGTCCGGACCCGAGATCGTCCTGGGCGGGCGCACCGGGCAGACTGTGATTCCGATGCAGCAGGCGGCGCCGGCGCCGCAAGTGAACCTGCGCAACATCAACGCCTTTGATTCCGGCGTGATCCGCGACTACCTGGTATCCGCCCAAGGCGAGGAGGTGTTGCTCAACTTCATCGAGCGCAACGGGACGCGCGTGCGCTCGGCGAGCGTGGGCGGATGATCTGGCCGTTCCAGCCGGCCGACACGATGCTCGAGGGCGTCGAGCACACGACCGATGCGCTGCGGGCCTTCTCGCAGGAACAACGGATCCAACTCGTCGTGACGCCGCGCCGACGCCTCAATCACGAGTACGTCTTTTCCTCGCCGCGCGCCTACGAACGGGCCCGCCTGATGATGCGCGGCGTGCATCCGGGCGCCTTCGACGTGCCGGACTGGTCCTCGTTCCCGCGCCTCGTGACGGCGGTCGCCGGGGCGACATCATTGACGTTCGACAACACCTCGCCGGAATTCACCGCGGCGATGGATCTGTGCGTCTGGCAGGACAACGAGACGTATGAGGTGTTGTCGGTGACGAGCTCGAGCGCGGGCGGCCTCACCCTTTCCTCGCCGCTGGCCTTCGACTACCCGGAAGGCCACGTCCTGCGACTCCTCGAGTGCGACTCCCAGACCGGCCTTGATGCCATGCACCCGGCGGGGCCGCATCGTACCGGCTCCGTCGAATGGCTCTGCCATACCGACACGCTGGCGACCGAGGACACCGGCGACTTCGGCACCTACCGCGGCGACTATCTGCTCGATGACTGTCCGGAGGTCGGCGAGGTCGCGCTGCCGGAATACGTGCGGCACCTCTTCAACACCGTCGACAACGGGATCGCCCGTCCCTTTCGGGACACCGCCCTCGAGCACCCATCCGAAACCCTCGGCCTCGCCTGGCAACCGCTGACGCGGGCCGACTCGTGGGCACTGCGCCGCAAGCTCCTCGCGCTCCGTGGCCGGCAAAAGGCGTTCTGGGTGCCGACGTTCAACAATGCGCTCGAGCTCGCCGCCACCGCGACCGCAGGCAGCAGCACCGTCGTCGTGCGGGAGATCGGCCTGCAGGTCGGGTTTGCCGATGACCAGTGCGACATCTTTTTCCGGCTCACGAGCGGCACGACGATCGCGCGGCAAGTGACGACGATCACGCCGGGCAGCGGGATCGAAACGCTCACGCTCGCCACGCCGATGCCATCGACCGTCACGGCCGCGGACGTGGCGTCCTTTACGACCCTGCACCGCATGCGGCTCGCGCAGGACCGTATCGAATGGCTGCATAGGCCGGTGGTCGGTCCTAAGGTCGTCGTGGCTGCGCAAGAGGCGCCGGTGCCGTCGTGACCTACGCCGCGCATGAGGTGAGCGAGCAACTCGGCGCCCCGGTCGAACTCTACGAGTTCTACCTCGAGAACGTCACGCTCCGTTACACCTCGGCCGAGGTCGACATCGTCCACGACAGCAACACCTACACGAGCGAATCGATCGAGCGCACCGAGATTGCACTCTCGGTCGAGCAACCGCGCAACGCGATCACGCTCAAGCTGCCGCGCAATAATTCGGTGGCCGATCTGTTCCGGATCTCGCCGCCGGATGACCCGGTGGGACTCATCGTCAAGCGACTGCACCGGGGCGATACGGAAGTCGCCGTGGCATGGGTCGGTCGCGTGTTGAATTGCTCGTGGGCGGATACCAGCACGGCGACGATGGCCTGCGAACCGGCCTCCATTTCGGTCAATCGCAACGGGCTCGGCCGTTACTACCAGGTCCCCTGTCCGTATGCGCTTTTCAATGCGGCGGATTGCAAGGTCGACAAGGCGGCATTCACGCATGCGACGACGATCACGGCGATCGATGGACTCACGGTCACGGCGGCGTCAAAGGACGCGACGGACCCCTATCCCGGCGGGTACATCGAATTCATTACCGGCTCGCCGTCAATCGCCGAGCGGCGACTGATTACGGCGGTGAGCGGTCTTGTGTTCACGCTGTCGAGGCGGTTTTCCTCGGCACTCATCGTCACGAGTGCGGTGAGTCTTCTGCCGGGCTGCGATCACACGATGGCGACCTGCGACGGTGTCTACGCGAACAAGCTCAACTACGGCGGATTCGTCGGCATGCCGAAGAAAAACCCCTTCCTCGGAACCCCGGTCTATTGAGGGCGCGCCGTGTATTGGTGGGTAAAGCTGATCATCATGGTGGTAGCGTCGTACATCGGTGCGGCGCTCGCCCCGAAACCACCGCAGCCGAAACCCGCCGGACTCGACAAGCTCGACGTTCCGCAGGCGGATGAGGGCCGCGCGATCGGCATGGTATTCGGCCACGTCATCATCAAGGCGGCGACGCTCGCGTGGTTCGGCAACCTCACCACCGAGAAGATCAAGGTCCGCACCGGCAACATCTTCGGCCATACCAAGTCCACGGTCGGATTTCGCTACAAGATGGGGCTGCACTTCGCCCTCTGTCGCACGCTCGACCGGCTGGATGAGATCATTTGTGGCGAGCGCGTCGCCTGGCGCGGGCCGCTCGCGGCGAGCGGCGAGAGTTATATCGGGCAGTGGGATCTGTTCGGCGGCGACAAGCGCGAGGGCGGCATCCAGGGCTATTTCGATTTCATGCTCGGCGATGCCGCGCAGGATCAGAACGCTTACCTCGTGACGCAATTGAGCGACCTGATCCCGGCCTACCGCGGCGTGGTGTCGGTGGTGTTCAAGGGCGGGCGCGTCAGCGCCAATAGTCCCTACATCAAGCCATGGTGGTTCCGCGGCGAGCGCATCTACACGACGCACGACGAGTCCGAGCAGTGGTACTCGGCCAAGGCGGCCATTCCGATTCCGGAGGGCTCGATTCCGATCCCGCCGGTGCTGATCACCTACGGATCTTTCGACGTCAACGCGCTCACGAACGCCGCAACGACCTCGGACGGCATGAAAGCGGTCGCCGCCTACGATCTGCAGGCGAGCGTTTACGGGGCCATTCAGACCAATGATGTCGTGTATCTGTTCCCAAGCCAGGGCGGTGCCTATTTGGGGTTGTCCTACTGGGGCGTGCCGGCCTACAGCGGCGGCAGCACCGGATCGGCGTATCTCGTCCACGTCGTGAAGGACGATGCAACGACGGGAACGAACCTCGGGCCGGCCGGCACGCATTACGACGGCTACCAGGCGGCCTTTGACGCCGCCGTGGCGGGTATGCCGTATACGACGACCGGTGCGACGCGCTACCGGTTCGGCGTTGTCGATTCACCGGTCGAGGATAACTCCGGCGGGATGTCCTGGTACTTCGAGGTGTGGCGCGACGACACCACGACGTACAACGCCATGAATCCCGCGCACATCATCCGCGAATGCCTGACCAATCCGTACATGCGGATGAATTATCCGGAGTCGATGATCGATGATGACTCGTTCACCGCCGCCGCCGACACGTTCTATGACGAAGGAATGGGTCTGTGTTTCTTCTGGGCCAATCAGACTACGGTCAAGGAATTCATTCAGACCGTGCTCGATCACTGCGGCGCGGTCTATTACGCCGACCCGTTCACCGGGAAATTCATCCTCAAGGCCATCCGCGGCGATTACGACGTCGACGAGTTCGAGGAGTTCGACGAGTCGAGCATCATCAGCGTCGAATCCTTCGAGCGCAGCGGCGCCGGCGAGATCGTCAACGAGATCAGCGTCCAGTATTTCGACGTGGCGACGGCCAAAGATGCCGTGCTCACGGTGCAGGATCTCGCGAGCGTTAACTCGCAGGGCTCGATCGTCGCCGAGACGCGCCAGTATCCGGGGCTCTCGCATCCGGCGCTCGCGGCCCGCGTCGCGCAGCGCGACCTGACGGCGAACACGGCGGCACTGGCGCGGATCAAGGTGCGCTTCACGCGCGAGGCGGCGACGATC